TGTGAGGATACGGTTGTCTACAATAACTTGATTGTCAATGACGCTGTTGGCGGAATCTGCTTTCGTGAGGCCCGGAATTGTGCAGCGTATAACAACACCGTATGTACGACGAATGGACAGTATGGGATAGCGGTGTTTGGAAACGGGGAGGACGGCAGTGGCCGGAGATTTCCCTCCGAGAACATTGCACTGAAGAATAATATCGTTGCCGAGTCTGGCACGCGGGGCATTGTATATGTTGCTGGAGGATCAGAGGTAGGATTTGTCTGCGACAACAATCTGTATTGGAGGGAAGATGGCAATCAACGCTTTGTTTACGGGGCTACTCCTCACACCGACGGGCGTATTACAGTAGACCTGGACGGCTTTCGCAGCCACTTCGGAATCGATGCCAATTCACTATGGGCCGACCCGGAGTTCATTAACGTTGCCAATACTGATTATCACTTAGCTGTAACTTCCCCCGCCATTGACGCGGGCACCTACGAACTTGGCGTGCCGTCGGATGATTTCGACGGTCAGTTAAGACAGTCACCGCCAGACATAGGAGCTTACGAGGGAGGTGAAGAACCAATGGCCGAATATCGCTGGCTACCAGCCAGCGCAGAGGTAACTGTTAATGAGGCCAGTCCTGACACTGGGGTTGCTCGCTTTGTATTGACCAGTAAGCAATATCCTTGCGGAGCACAACTGGTAGACGAGGCGGGGCATCCTGTGATTGGTCGCACGGTTGTCATAAACGGCGAGGAAATAATTAGTGACGACGACGGGTTTGCGATTGTAACCAAACCAGCCGGAACCTATGCGGTGACGCCGCTGGTCTGAGTGCGATCCGGCGTGGCCTGGGGCGCTGATAACCTGTCCTCGGGCCGCGCCTTGACTTTTCTTGATGGGATAAAAACCCCCGCAGTTTGCGGGGGTTTTTCATTGCTTTATTCAGTTTCAACCAGGTTTCAAATGTTTTCAATGTCAACGGCTTGACGCCAAACAGATATTTTGTTAAACTAAACCTGAATTTAGATGATTGCCTACTGTGAAGATAGATTATTGGTTCCGCTGGATACTGACCAGTATGTGATTCCTGACCATTGGTTCAGGATGTATGGTCATGTGTTGCTCCCCGCCAAGTGGAATGCCAGTTCGTGGGGCAGGCTATCTAAGAAAGACAAGCGTTTTGTTTATCTAAATTTATCATCATACAAGGTTTGGTTCCGCAATATTTTCTTACCATTTGAAAGTCTTCGTGAGAGGGGGCTTTCTTCCACTGAGTTGGACATGATTTATCCGGCGAAACCTGTCAGTCCTGATATAGTTGATTTTGATTCATTGACTGGACTACCCCCGTTTATAAACAATTATTGTGATACTCTTGAGAAGCATACTCCATTAGGATTTATAATATCTGAAAACAAGCCCGAACATAGTAATGTTTGGAGCGTTCTTTGGGTTCTGCCGACTGGATGTTTTAAGAGTACAGTCACAGGAAAGGGGTTTCCACTTTACCGAATTGGTTGTGACCCAACTGTTTCTATTTTGATAGCGGTTGAGGCTGCGGGATTGGGGGATCGGTTTATAAATGCTATCAAGTCTCATATTATCCAAAATGAACGGTTTCGTTGGCTGCATGGTGACCTCCACGCCGATGATAGTACAGGGACTTGGCAAGCTGGGTGCATTGTTGTTGACAGGCCGATTGATAGAGATTCATCCAGTGTTGAGATTGTTGGATACCGTGGGTCTGTTCAGGGGGAGCGTTTTGATATTGTGGTTGCTGACGATGTTATTAGTGCAGAAAATAGCAGGACACAAGAAAGTCGTTTGCGAATGAAGAACTGGCTTGATGGGGGTGAGTTTCAAGGCAGACTTAACCCTGAGAGGCGTATGAGACTTGTTGTGGGGACATTTCAGCATTATGGGGATTATTATCATACTAAGAAGGGGGAGGCTGAGGAGAAGGGGGTATGGGCCTACCATGAGGAGGATATGATACAGGGGGGTACTTGGCCCCCTAAGCGAATAGACCCAGACCAGCCCGATCATATGGACAATATCAGAATACCAGAAGACCTGGTAACTATATGGCCGCAGGAATGGACAGCGGAGAAGTTGGTTCCCGATTGGCTAAACAATAAAACTACATTTGCCCAAACTAGGCAAAACATTCTTATTGACCCAGAAGAGCAGTGGTTTCCTGTTCAGTTACTTGAGGCAGTAAAAGCGGATGGGGCAGGATATTTAGATTCAAAAAAATATAAACCACTGTTGTCTCGCTGGCCGATTTCTATTGGGATACCCCCCGAGGGTTCCGGCCTATATAATCTTTATAGTGAGATGGGGTTCAATATAGATAGGTTTGATCGGATTATCACGGTTGACCTCGCATCTACGGAGTCTCAGTGGTCGGATTATACAGTATTTCAGCTTTGGGCGTTAGACCGGGATAGTCAAATACGGATAATACTTAACCAACTTCGGAGAAAGACCGCTGACCCTGGTAAATTGGGGGGGCTACTCCGCGATTGGGTTTCTGCTTACCACCCTAGTAAACTAATTGTTGAGGCTAATGCTGTTGAGAAATTATTTGCTAGGGGTCTTTCCAAGGTTATAGGCTTTCCTGTTACGATTAAGCCCTTGGATAAGCGGAAAACAGAGATGATATTAAATGTTCGTGATCTTATCCAGTCCAATCTGCTTTGGGTGCCTTGGGCAGATGATAATTATAGAACGCAATATGTTTTTGCATCGTTTATTGATGAACTCAACGAATATCCGTTTGGTGTCCATGATGATACAGTGGCGGCAGCGGCTCATGCGTTGGATGAGATGCGTATTCCATCGGGAGTGAGTAGAGCAACAATAATAAAAGGCAAGTCTCCCAGAGAGCTAGCAGGAGTTGATATTGAAGTGGGGGATAATACTGGAAGACGGGGTGTTACAGTAGTTAGTGCATCGGCATCGTCTTCTCCACCAAAAGAAATTTCTGGGTTGGATTTGGAAAATCCTGCTGTGTTAAAGCAAGTCAAGGAAATTGTTAATAGTGGATTGTTGGTGGAGAATGATGAGAAATCGGGTAAGACCGGATCAGGTAATGGCCCAAAGCAAGGTAAGGGACATCCAGCGAGGAAATACGCCAAAAAGAATTAGGGATGTGAATAGATATGTCGGATAATACTGAGATTGAAGATTTTCGTAGCGAACAGATAGAATCCAAGCACGGCAATGTCGATGCCCATATTTATAAGTTCTCTTCTGATACACCTCGCGGCCAAGCAATATCAATGGTGAGCAAGGCGGAGGGTATAGCATCTGGTTCTACCCAGATAGGAAAGGAGCAGCAGAGGACTGTTGATGCTTATGACCGTTATGGGGCAGTGTCTACTCCGCCTGTGGACCCAAATACTTATGTTACCCTTGCTGACGAACCCACCATTCATGCTTGCATTGAAGCCAAGGTTGTAAATATCTGTCAGCAAGGATATAAGATTAGGCCTCGTTGGGAGCTTGCTGTATTAGACCAATCCCTTGCGCCGATGGCGGACTTGTATGGGACCGACTCCAGTTCTGTCAAAGACACCAAGGACATACAGAATCAATTGGAAAAGGCTGAGAAGTTTTTGTCTTTGGGGATGCCAGATTACCCATTTCCTGATATGCTTGCTTCTATGTGGAGAGATTTAGAGACTATAGGTCAGGGGTTTATTGAACTCTCACGGGACACTGATGGTAATATAGATGGTATGTATCCCTGCAAGGCTGTTACTATCCGCCATCTGAAAGATGGTTCAGGGTATCTACAGCTTCGTGGAGGCGAGCGGAGGTTCTATACGAAATATACTGCTGATGGTAAGTCCAGGCCAAAAGCTGTAAAGGTGCGGCGGGTGAAGCAAGTTCTAGGCAGCGGACGGGGAAATGATAGTTTGATAGATGTACCAGTTCGTTGGGGAACTACATCTGATGGGATTGATGCGAGTCTTTTTGGTAAGGCGATTGATAAAGAAAATGATGAGACTGCCGAGAAGGTAAATGAGCTACTTTCTATGATGAAGGGCACGGCGAAAGATACTGTATATGGTGAACCAGATACTCTTTCTGCTGTTTATGATTTGTTTGGCGCGAAGTATTCTGCACAGTTTAATGCAAATTACTTTGAGAATGCTACGGTTCCCCGCTTAGCTATTATTGTTCGTGGGGGGGAGCTGACATCTAAGGTAACAAAGTCAATTCAGCAGTGGATGAATGAGCAGAATCAAATTGATGCGCTGAACCAAGTTTTGATAATAGAGGTTCCTGGTACTGATGTTACGATTGAGAAGTGGGACCTTTCTGTTTCCCAATTGCAGGAATCAGGGTTTAATGAATTTCGTGTTCTTTGTGATGAGAGAATGATGAGGGCACATCGTGTACCGCCCAGTATTATTGCGTCTCTTATGGGCCTTAACAGGGCGGTTAGTCAAGAGGCAAATTGGCGGTTCCTGTCGAATGTGGTGCGCCCAGAGCAGCGAAGAATAGAGACGAGGATTAACTACATCTTTCGGGAAGACCTTGGGGTAGATGATGTAGTGATGGACCTTGCAGTGCCAGAACTCATATCCGAACTGGAGCGGGCACAGATACTTTCGACACTGATGGGAAGAGGTGTGCTTAGCATAAACGAGGTTCGTAGGTTCTATGGACGACCTCCAGTTGATGGTGGGGATGAACCGTTGCTCAATTCATTGGGCGTGGGATTTCTGCCAGTTAGCTTGGTCAAAAGAGTTGTTGAGATGAATGTTGGTGTTATGCCCGAGGATGACAAGGATGGTAAAGGCAAGCCGTCCCCCATTGTGTCTAGCCAAATGAAGACTCCTCCAAGCTCCGCACCAATTTTTCAGTTACCAAATACCAGTAAGGCATTATTCAATGCTCTGGCAGTTGGGCAATTACAGCCGGAAGAGCAACAGGAGATGGCGTTGATATTGGACGATTTCGGATTGAAGGATATGATAGGATTTATACCAGCAGCGGAGGATGATGGGGACGATGACGAGTAATAAATACGAAGCAGCCTAATCGTCAATATTGTATAAGATTTTAATAAAGATGGGATTTGGTTTTGTCAACGGCTTGACAATATCTTTAGTATTAAAGTACAATATCGCGTGATGACATAGCCAGAGGATAATCTTACTCTAGCAAGAGAAGATGATAAGGGCGGTAACATATAATACTATAAATACCGTTCCAATCGCCGCCCTTCCTCTGGCCCGCGAATTACTGATACCGGTGCTCTTTAATTGATGAACACAGTATTTCAGGTGCGGTGATGGTGTGTGCCATATGACAGCGTGTCACAACTTCCCGATGTATTTAAGAACTACAGCCCAGAGCAACGTAAGTATGCCCTTCGCGTTCTAAATGGGATGTTGCGTGAAAATCCCGATATGGACGAGGGCATAGCCATCGCTACTACACATAGAATGGTGAAGGAAAAGTTTAACTTGGAGCGTGTTGAAATGACAGGAACATTTTCATTTGTCGCTTCGATTGAAAAGGCCAGTGTAGACGCAGATGACCAACTCAATTTTGTAGGCCAGGCATCGTCTTCAGTGATTGACAAGACCGGCGACAGGGTTACTGAGCAGGCAATTCAGTCTATGAGGAATACCGGAATTATCCCTCTGGTTACAGCGGGTAGTCACCAAGAAGGTGAAGTTAGTATTGTTTCTCGCATCGGGTGGTGTCGACCTGAAATAACTGATGATGACCTTAGTGTTTTCCGAATAGCGGGCCAGTTGAAGAAATCCCACCCATTTGCTCAGACAGTCTACGAGGATTTATTGGATGATGAAAGGCGAAAGACAATGAAGCTCTCCATTTCGGGGAGATTGCCGGAGGGAGCAGTCAAGCGGAGCTACGATGCACAGACTGGCCGTGCAGTAAGTGAGATAAACGAGGTTGAGCTACAGCATGTATTGCTCTGCTCGTCTAATTCAGCACTCAATCAGGATACTTGGATTAGTCCGTCTGGAGCAGAGAAGGGTATGAGTGATTGGACTGGAATGATCTTTAAGGCAGCTGAGACAATGGGCAGACAACCTGAGGGTCAAGGGCTTGGCCCAGGTAGTGTCTGTGTTTGCCCTGAATGTGGCAATGAGCAAAAGCATGAGACAGGTGCTCCCTGTTACGAATTGGAATGCTCTAAATGTGGAGCTAAGATGGCTAGGCCGGAAACGGACAAGGCTGATGTTGCAGAGGAGAAGGCGGAAGAGGGAGCTGAAGCTATGCTAGAAAGTGAAGATGTGGAAAAGGGTAGTTTCGACGAATCGGATGAAGTGAACGAAGGAGGTGTACCAGTAATGGATGAGAATCAAGTTAGTAAAGCTAGGCAGGGTCTTGCCGAGACCCTACTGACAAGTCTACGCGGTCTTCTGGGCATTAGCACTGAGGATGAAGTAGTAGACGAGAATGTTGAACGGGCTGATGCTGAGGAGAATGTTGAAGTTGCTAAGGTCGAGGATGAGCCAAACATTGTTGATGTTCTTGCTTCGTTAGTTGAGAAGATTGACTCGTTGGGCAAGAGACTCGATAGTGTAGAGAAGTCCGAAGATGAGGATAAATCCGATAAGGCCGATAAATCCGAGGCCAGTGAGGAGTCTGTGGAAGAGGCTAAGGGTAAGAGCGAGGATGAGATTAAGGAGCCTGTTGAGAAGTCTGATGCCAAAGACGAACAGGCCGAGACAGCGGAAGATTCTGACCTTGGACGCATCGGGGAGAGTCTGGGGGAAATTTTCAAGCAACTCACTAAGAACAAGGCAGACCAGGAAGAGCAGGAAGTGCGGATGAATTCCTTGTCTAATTCCGTTGCTTCCCTTGCGAAGGCGGGGGGAGTTTCAACTCAAGTTCCTCAGGGAACTGAATCTGGGGGCAATGGTGATTCTGGTGATGTAGCGCATATATTGACACGACATATAAAGTCTGTTTCATCTTAAGAAAGGAAGGAGGTTTGTAAAATGGCTAGTCAGATAATGACCGCACAACAGTACATAAATAAGTCAGTTACTAGCACCACCGCAGATACGGATTATCTTCATCTGCATGGGGAGCAGCTCAGCAGTTTTATTGATTTAACTGTTGATACTTCAGTTATGCTGAAGGATGCTACCCACTTGGTACTAACCGCACCTAACATTGACTTGGCTAACATCGACATTCCCGATGGCCGAATGGCAATGGGATTGGATTACACTGAGGAAGTGAGTGATGATGACCAGGTGACACCCACGTTTGGGGGGCGCAATCTTAACCCCCAGACTGCCGATCTCCGCTATGACTTCGAGGCTACTCATCTGCCCCGTTATAACATTGCGCGAGGGCAGTTGGCTGATGATGTGGATGTCGCCGTCCGTAAGTCAATGGCCAATAACTTTGAGGATATTGGTATCAACGCAGTAGTCGGTGGCACTAATCCCGATGATTATGCCACAGGCAATAGGACCACCATTGATGGATGGTCGACTAAAGCCAGTTCTGGTCATGTTGTTGATCACGCTGGTGGGTATATCAATCCTCAGGTCTTTAAGGACATGTGGAAGGAATTACCGGCCAAGTGGCGGTTTAATGCCGCTAAAAAGGGTGACTTCCGTTACTATGTCAGTGATCTATTGGCTATTGAATATCGTGATTACTTGGCAAGGCGCACAACCCCCCTTGGTGACCTATCAATGACCCAAGAGGGAGACTTGTCCTTTGCTGGCGTTCCGATTACTCCAGTACCCGCAATTCCAACTGATGTGTCTGGTGTGCTCACCCAGTCCGATTCGTCAAGTGAGTATACATTTATTCTGTTGGTTGAGCGCGGTAATATGGTAGTTGGATATGGCCCTGAGATGATTTTCCATCTTGGCCTACGTCAGTCTGACGGCAAGGTCCAATACTACTCTTGGTGGGGCGAATTTGATGTACAGTATCGCAACATTGATGCAGTAGTAGTGGCCCGTAATGTACTGCCGGAAGTTGACCCAGCCCTGTCAGTTGCGTACTAGCAGTTAATTACCTGAAATAATTAAAGAGAGGATGAACAGAAATGGCAAATGAAAATAAAAAGGGTGGATGGTTGTACATTCCGGTAACGGATTTCCACCCTCAAACTTTGTCGATACCTTCTGTATCTGAAAAGGTTTCAAGTCCTGGCTCGGATAAGGTCTTATATCGAATATATAGATTCGAGAAGGGCAAGGCCCAGCGTGTGACCACTGACGAGGATTTTGAGACCTTTCAGGGGATAATGACTAATGTACCTGGTCGCCCTAAGGCCAGACAGGTTGTTCAAGTTCCCATGTTTGAAACTGGGCGGCCTGATACTGATAAGCCTTTGGATTTGACCAGTCCTACTGTGTTGGCCCAACTTAAGGAAATGCTTGAGAACGGTCAACTGGGGGCGGGGAGGGATGAGTCCGAATCTGATATAGACGTTGACATAGGTAAGCCCAAACAGTCTGTTGGGATAACAACTGAAACGGTGGGGGCTGATGGGATGATAGATAGAAAGGACAAGTAATGGGATGAGTGTTTCTCTTACCCCATTTGGAGCCAGGTCCTACCATGTCGCCGCCGGTGGCCCGGTTTCCCAGCCCTATACTTTTACAGCGGGTGAATGGACTGAGGTGACCAATCCATCAGATTTGGCCTATCTTATGTCCAATGATAGCTGTATACTTAGGGAAAAGGAGCCACTTGGTAGTAAAATAGTTCTTTGTGATTGTAAAGGGTCGCAGGCCAGGGTTCGTTTTGATGACCCTGTGCTGAATCGTGAGTATTATGAGGAGTATGAACACGGGAAGCTCTATGATGTTCCTTTTTATATATTCAAAGTTCTTAAAAAGCGGGGGGGTTTCAGTGAGGTCCCGCTGATTGATGTAATAGCAGTCTATTCTGCAATGCCGACAACCCGCTTGAGTATGCGTATCTTGATAATTAGGACGGGGGGATTGGGTGATATATTTCTTTCGTTGCCTGCACTTTCAACATTGAAGCGAATATGCCCAGCTTGTGAGATTACTTACGCCTGTGCCCCACATAATAGGAGACTTCTTCTTAATAATCCAGCGGTAACGAGAGTGGTTGATTTGGACGGTGCTTACAATTATCGTCCTTATAACTACATCGTTGACTGGACTTATTCATCTGGTCGCACTGTTGAAAGCCACCCACAACAAGGTGAAATCCCCCGACCAGATTTATTTGGGGTTTTGGTAGGTATTGATAAGCTGGATGACTATCGGATGCCAGTTTTTGTGGGGGCAGAAAATGCGACCAAACTCCTACCAGACAAGCACCCGTTGGTCGCTGTTAGTGTTAAGGGAGCAAATTGGATGAGGATGATGTCGGCTGTGAAATTAAAGGGGATATTGGGAAAAATGGTGGATGATGGTATGACCCCCGTGTGTTTGCATTCCCAGCACGACACTACTTGGGATATGGCCGGTGTGGTCAACTTGACAGGCAAGACTGATACTGGAACGCTTATAGCTGTTATGGATGCTTGCGATGCTGTTTTGACCGGGGACACAGGCCCGACTCACTTGGCTAATGCCCTTGGCAAGCCTACACTTGCATTATACGGGCATGTGGATAGCAAGTTAAGGATTGTAGACCAGCCAAACTGTACAGTAATTCAGGGTAATAGATTTTGTGGCTGCCCGCCTTGTAATTCGCACCAATATAAAGTTTGTGCTCCGCCAGCACAATGTCTGGAGCAGATTCCCGACGAACTAATACTGGAGAAGTTGGGGGAGGTGTTGGAACTTGTCAACTACTAGGGCTGCTGATAATGAAGTTTCTGGATTGTCGGATGAGCGGTATTGTACTGTTAATGATGTTCTGACAGTTCTTCGGCGAGTGGCTGTGGATGCTGCCTATGAGACATTGGGGAGTTGGCTCAGCGGTACTGATCGTGATGAAACTATTCGGTTTCTTATTCCCGATGCCCGAATGTGGACTGATGGGAAGGCTGGGCACGATTTTGATTACCATGAGGCTGTTGATATAGCAGTAGATGGTAGCGGTTTGGATTGTCAGGACTTGAGCCAGTTCAATTTTGTTCCCCTACTTTCTGTTTCAGACCTCGTTATTACTGGCAGCGACGAAGATGCTGATGATTATAAGTATTACTCGGATGGTCGGATAAGGCCTGTTGAAACCCTCTCCACCATTAAGTACACTACTGGTCGTTCCAGCCCATTTTTCCTTTTGGGAACCCAAAATGTTGCTATGACCATAACGTGGGGCTATGAGACTCCTCCCTATGATATTCGTGTAGCTCAGGCGAGGAAAGTAGCAGCAGACATTCTGAGTCAGTTAAGCGCCGCTGACAGTGAGGATGGAATTGTTCCAGGTGGCACCACGAGCCTGAAGTACGAAGGCTTGAACATCAGACTAGGAAGCGAAGGCCAGTATGGTCCTCACATAAAGAGGTTGGAAGCGGCTGCGTTAGAGGCATGTTTGCGGTATCGGTTCCCTAAGACGCTCACTGCGGATGCTGGGCATGTCGGGTCATATGCTATGTCATCGAAAGTGATGTGGAGTTAGCGCAATGTCAAAGATTTGGATGAGATCAAATCCATACAGGTTATACTCCAACTCGCCAGACCAGCGGCATAACCTGTCGGTGGTATTGGACACATCTGATATTTATGGGGAAGATAAGATGGGACGGATATTTCCCGACGAAGAGTCGTTGATGATGGCTAATGAGGGACTTGTTGAGGTAACTGCTGAGTTTTGGGCAGAACCAAATGTGGATTTAGCTTTGGGATATTTTATGACCGTTAAAAAGCCTCGTGTTTTGGAGGGGGTGCGGGAAGCTGTTACTACTACTATTTCATCTGATGCTGTTATCGACGATACTGTTCTATCTGTTGTTACCGATACTGGGTTTGCTTCTGGCGATCAGATTTCTATAAAGTCAGGTGCGACTGTTCAGCTTTGCAAGATAAAGTCCGTGGATACTAATGAGTTGACCATCTATGGCATAAATGCACTTGAAAGTGACTTTGACGCAGGGTCGACTATATACGCTTGCAGATTTTATAGGATTATTGCACGGAGGACACCGTATGATGCCCTCGGTCCCTACCAGGTAGTTACGTTGAGAGAGATAATAGGCGTAGCGGGAATGTTGTAAAATGCGACCTACTTACACCATAAATCCATTTGAAGGAGCTAGAAATCTCTGCTTGGGCCGCGTTCTATTGAAGCAGAACGCTGCTATAAGTGACACTGAATTATGTGTTGGGGAAGAGTTTACAGGAGACGATGCTGGTTTGGGGATTGTGGGTACGTTTCTTTGGTATAATAACCCACTGGAAACTACCAGCAAGGCAATTATAGTCCAACCTAACGCAGTTGATGAGCCTAATAGCATCGAGCACCAAGAGACTATTACTATCAATACAAGCAAATTAGGCACGAAAGAATGGCATCTCTACGCTACAAGTGGGATAACTCACGCATATACGGTGGCTCGTGGGGCCTATGTAAGACTTTACACGCTGCCATCCTTGTGCAGTTCCTTGAAATTAGTCCAACAGGATTTCCTTGCTTTAGGCCCAACACAACCACAAGACAGGTGGTTTCCCGCCATTTGGGTATTCGGCGGGGTGGTGAATCGTGATGATTTGACTAATACTCAATGGATTGATACTTACAGTATTATTGTACGATACGCCCGTTTGATGGGTGATGGATATGACAGGCAGACTATTGTAGGTGAAATGGAGACATTGGCCACTTTGCTTGGGGAGGATTATACGTTGGGAGGTACTTGTTATGACTCTTATCTTAGTAGACCAATGCAACTAGTGCCAACGGCGGGGCGAGTGACGGGACCAGGCGCTGATCGAGAGGTGGCAACTGCTTTAGGTACACAGATTGATTGGGGAGATATTTATATAGAAGCGAAGAGGATTGCGATTACCGATAAGGCTGCAACACCAGCATAAGAAAGGAAGGAGGTAAAATATTATGGCTATGTTACTAACAGTTGGTCCTAGTTTAAGTAAACACGTTCGATTTGGTTTTGCTCTCCAGACCACTGAGGGGTCAGCTTCTGAAGATGCTGCTGATACCAACTGGCTCCCATTTAATGACACAGTTGATTTAGCGCGAATGGGCAATGCTGAGATTTACCAACAGGCGGATTATACTGATTATAACCACCTGATGTTTTCCAGTGGTCAGTGGTTTGAGGGGGGAGTTCCCGTTGCTTTGCAAGCAGTAGAGGCCAGTCTTGATGATTTGATTACTTGGATTACTGACCGCACCACAATGGGGTATAATCAAGGTATGTTCGCAACGGTGTTCCTTGTTGATGAATACCAAAGCCGTGAGATTATCGATGTGAAGGTGAGGGAAGCAACCATCACATTTACTAAAGGTGGGGTTGTTAAGTTCACTTTGGGGTTGGTTGGTAAGGAGCATGCAAGTTATAATGGGCCTGATGTTGATGTCACTACTGGCGGGCCGTATATCTACAAGGAGGCAACCGTTACAACGGACGTTGGTGGAATTGGGTCATTGTCTGCTGATTATGAGTTTGAGGAAATAGAAGTCCGTATTGATAATGTCCTTGAAGACCCCAGTGAGGGGATGCGTTTGGATGGTGGTTGGAATCCTCGGGTATTGTATAATCTCGGTGGGCCTGATGTGACTGGGCGATTTACCAGAGACATCCCCGAGGCGGGCGGCAGTGATTTCTTTACCAAGTGGCGGTCTCAGCTAGATGACACATTTGGTACGAGTTATGATGGTCAGATAAACATAGCTCTTCTTCGTGGCGGTATTACCCTTAATCTGCTAATGTCCCGTGTTCGTTGGATGGACCCTCGGAATGATTATCCTGGGGATAACCGCAGTAGGATCAAAGTTGAATCTGACTTTACTGCGTTGGGAAGCGATGACGGTGCGACTGCACCTATCACACTTACGACACCATAGTGATATTTAGAAATGAATGATGAATAATGGCAAGTCTGACAGAAGAACGTACTGTATTCACATTTACAACGACTGATATGAACTTGGTTTGTACGCTGCTCTGTTTTGATGGTATTTTCTTGAACGGGACGAAGGCACAGCCTTTGCCCGATAGTCTCCAGAAGCAGGGCAGGAGGCCTAGATGTACATTCACGATTGGGTCTCAGGAGAATGGACTGCTGCTTGAGAAGTTAAAGCAGCATAAGGACACAACTAATGGAGCAGATGTGCCCAGTAAAAGGTATGACGAAATTCGGAAATACATCGTTATACCGGCTATGAACGAAGCGCAGGCAAAGTTGAAAGACTAAGACGAATGAGTACAGAGAGTAAATAATAGATAATCAGAGAACAATAACAAAATCCGGTAGCAGAGGAGCTTGAAAATGGGAAAATTAACCGATAAGAGGAGAGCGGAAATTTTAGGGAAGTTAGCTTTGCGCTCCCAATTGGGTGACAGCGGGGTAATTCCGCTGACAGGCCCCCCGTCCAGTCGTCACCCCGAAGGTGAGGATATTGGGGATGAATTCTGGGTCGTCTTTAAGGAAGCCAATGCAGAGGAGCTTAGTAGTCTGGAGTCGCGCTTTATCCGAGAGCTTGTTCGTAATGAAGCTGATGACGATGGCAAAATCGAAATGGTAACAGAGCGACGCTATGACACATTTGGTATGCTGCGTGCTGTTGTGGAAGATGGGTTAATCAAGGACGCGGTATTTCCAAAGCTGAACGAGAAGGGCGAGATTGAGGTATTGAAGTGGCCTCGGAAGTCCTATGAGCAAAAGCAGTTACTCGTTCAGATTATGCCCGGTCTGCAAGGTATTCTGTTTAAGATGATAAATGACTTCTACTTCGGAGAAGATCAGGTAGAGGTTGAAGACGAAGAGGGTAATGCTGCAATAACCTCTGACCAGGATGCTGTGGTTAGTGAACTAAAAAACTAGCCGAGCGGGTGGGAAGGGCAGCGGTGTCTGATGCTGAGTATTCGGTGTTGGGGATAGTTGTCCAGAATGGGGCAGACGCAGAGCTAACGAAGAAGGAACCCGCTACTCTTATAAACGAGATTCAGGCCAAAGAAGATCCTCGGTTTCGCACTGAGGAAGGCCGACTTGATAAAGTAAAGTACCGCGAGTATCTTGCTCAGCACGGTCAGTTATTGAAAGAGACTGACCCAGAGATAGATGCGACATACCTTGAGCGGAGAATTGCGAACTTTCTTTATCACAGGGTCGAAGAAGCCGAGATATTTTACGAACTGCACCTCTCGCCGGATAACTTGCCTTGGAATAGAATAGCATATTGGCGCATGTCAATTTGGCAGGCGTACAGTGCAGGTAAGGCCAAAGCAATGAAGTCCAAGTATCGGCAATAGGTGGAGTTTTTTGCTATGCAGATTAGCATTCGGTGGGACAATCGAAGTTTACGATGGATAAACTCTCTGCCTCAGCAGTTTAATCGGGCATTTGGTGCTGAGGTGGCTCGTGGATTGGTTTCATCTGCAAATGCCACACTAGAGCAATCCAAGATGGATGCACCTATATTTGAAGGTAGTCTTCGGGAGGACCTGAGAGTATTTCCACTGACTGTACTTTCCAGAGACACATACCAAGTCCGTATAGGCGAAAGTGGGGCATTGTTGGTTAAAGGGGAGCCTGTTCAGAAGTATGATCCATTCAGCTATATTTGGGGAATGGAAGCTGGCGCAAAGCCTCACCGAGTATGGTTATATGGTAAAAGTCCCAATACAAAATGGAGGAAGAAGCTGCGTAGGTATGTTCGCCAGATAAGACCTGGACTTCCAGAGCCGACTGAGGCTGGCTATAAGCAGAGTCCTGATTATCTTCCATTTATCACTGTCGCTCCCGGCCCTCATTCATTTTTGCATAACAAGAATGATTACTTTGTTGATAAGTTTGTAGCACACCTTAAGAGAAACGCAGGCCACTATTGGTATAAAATGGCATGGTGATTTAGATGCCTGATGCAAGTGTAAATCTTGGGATGACTGTTACAGCTAATATTTCTCAGGCTATGCAGCAAATGAAGCGGCTTAGCAGTGGTGCTCGTGGCACTACGGGTAGTGCTGCTGGTGGTGGTGGTGGTGGAACCACACAGGAGAGTACTAGGCAGACTGGGGCATTGGATAGGCAACAACGGAGCTTGGCGGGTGTTGCGGCACGAACGGAGCATTTGCGCTTGGCTCGCCAAGCACTCATGGCAGGTACTCTTAAATCTACATTGACTGAACGAGCCAGGGAGATGATGCTGCAAAGATTATATGCGGCCCAGAACAAAGCGGTATCGTTGGAGCGAGACCGCCGGAATGCGGTAGAACTGGGTAATACCACAGAGGCTCGGTCTATTGGTGTTGGGGTTGCTCATCAGCGACAGTTGGTTGCGTATAGCCATGCTTTACTTAAGAATATTGATGCGCGAGCAGTGGCTGGGCAGAAGGAGGGTCAACTCCGTGTTACAGCCAAGCAACAAATGGATAAAGAATTTGCTGCAAAAGAACAGGCGGTTGTAAAGGAGGGGCAGCTTCGTATTAGAGCCAAGCAACAAATGGATGGGGAACTTGCTGCAAAAGAACAGGTAATGGTAAAGGAAGGCCAGCTCCGTATTAAAGCTAGGCAGGAAATGGTAAAGGATTTTGCTGCAAGAGAACAGGAAGTTGTAAAGGGAGGTCAGCTTCGTATTAGGGCTAGGCAAGAGATGGTAAAGGATTTTGCTACGAGGAAGCAGGTAATGGTGAAGGATGGTCAACTCCGTATTAAGGCTAGGCAGGAAATGGTAAAGGATTTTGCTGCGAGGAAGCAGGTAACGATAAAGGAAGCCCAGCTTCGTATTAAGGCTAGGCAAGAGATGGTAAAGGACTTTGCTGTAAGAGAACGAGCAGAGCGGAAGATGGTGGCATTGCATGCTCGTGCTATGGAAGAGTATGCCAAGGCAAGTAAGAAGATGAGTATTGCAGGAGTAGCACGTGGTGGATTGGCAATATTAGGAGGTATGGCGAAGGGTGCCAGAAATGTTGTTGTTGGGTTTATGCACATATATTGGGCAGGTCTGTCCATTATGTATGCTGTTCGTAATATTGTGCGCCCATTTACAGATTTGGTTCGTGGGATGGTTACAGGGTTTCAGCGAGTTCTGGGTTACGCCAAGCAGCTTATCGGCTCGTTGATAAATATATCTGCTGAGATTGAAATGTTGGAACTGCGGATGCGTGGGCTTTTTGGTGGTGCAGCAGGGTCTGGGATGATGAAATGGGCGATGGATACGGCAGTTGGGTTGAGATTTGTCTGGACAGATATTGCCAATGCTATGCTGAAGGTACAGGCTTTGGGGGTGGAGTTTCTTCCCAAGCTCGGCCCAGACGCTGTTGAGAGAGTTATGCCTGGAATAATGGATTTGGCGGCAATGTTTGGTCAGTCAGTTGAGGATGCAGGAGCCGCCGTAATGAAGGCCTCGACAGGGTTCTTTATGTCATTGCGTCGGACTTATGGCATAATGCCACAGCAAGTTGTTAATTACGGGGGTGTAGCAGGCCCAGGAGGGACTTTGGTAGGGAAGACACCAGAGCAACAAGCCCAGAACCTTGTAGCAATTCTCAATTTGATTCAGGCTCGTTATGGAGGGATGGCTAAGGCGACTAGCAATACCTATAAGGCCGTGGTGGATGATATGTCTGACCTTTGGGCTAGGTTTGGCAAGGAATTGAAGGATATTGGATTTCTCCGCCCGATAACTGACGCTCTGATAATGGTTAGAGATGCTATTATGAGAATAACAAGTACGGGCGAACGAGAGTTAAGCCCAATGGCTCAGAGGATTGCTGCCCAGTTCACGCAGTGGTCAAAACGACTACGGCCAGTTTTTATGTGGTTTGCAGAAAGAATAGAGCCAATGCTTTCTATAATTTCTGATTGGCTGGGTCGTATCGGCGATAAGTTTGATGTGTGGTATAAAAAGGTTGATGGTATCCAAGGCATAATGATGACAGTTATGGAGTTTATTATTGACCACGCTCCTGCTGCTATTGGTGTTTTTCGTACATATCTAAGTCTTATATTGACAATAGGTGGTGCAGTGTTGACAGTGCTCCAAGGTGCGGTGGAAGCTGCCCGTGAGGTTGCTTCCGCAATGGGGGATGTAGAGAAGACGGAAATGTTCGGGAGGGCAGCAGAAGCAGCAGAGAAAGCCAAAGATGCTATTGAGTCAATTGGTGAAAGGGTAGGAGGGCCGTTAAGGGCCATGGAGGAAAAGGTGGCGAAGGCGGGTGCATGGCGGAGGTATTATAGAGAGCACGAAGCTACTAGAGAGGAGGCGTTGGGAGCCGCTGGTCGTGTTATGCTCAGTTCAGGGGATGTTCAAGGCCCACCAGGTTATACATATGCGCCTGCTGGTATGCCATTAGGGGCAGGTGGGGCGGTGCTACCGACAACTGAAACACCATTGCAGCGGAGAAACAGAGAATCGTTGGAGGCGGCTAAGAAAGTAGGAGGTGTTCCTTCCCCCGAGGAAGACGCCGCTGAGAATACTGCGAAAGGTTTCTTCACTAGGATAGGATGTTTCTTCACTAGGATATGGGGTTTTGTTTCGGGCATTGGAAGGGCTATTGAGAACTTATGGAAAAGTTCTAATATATGGAAGGTGGTAATCACATATTTTTCCTTAACTCTTTTGTTCAAGTTGGTGTTGGCTAAACAGGCTATAACGGAAGGGATTATGGGGGTAATAAAATTTGCGGGGAGACTTAAAAAGCTGGTGCTATCAGCAAGCGACTTTGTTGGAAAGCTCGGTGGAAAGCTCAGGCCAATTTGGGATACTATTAAAGGATTCTTTACGGGTGGAGGGCCGCGAACGGGGTCAAGCGCTGTGGCTAAAGAAATGGCAGCGCGTGAATTAGCATCAAGGCAAGCAGTAGCAGGTTCGAGAGCTGCGGAAGTTATTGAGGGACTTGGCCCTCGGACTGGTGGAATATTAACAAGACTTCTTGGTCCTGAAATACTGTTAGCAGAAAGGCTGATGAGGGGTGCTATTGGCATTGGCCGAGATGTGGGAGTTGGTGTTGGGGCGAGAGAGGCTGAGAGACGGCAAGGCTATCCATTAACTCCTCACCAACGAAAAGCAATTGGTTGGGGTCCCGCTGTTCCTCCGATGCGGGTGCCCACGCTTGGGGAAAGAGTAGGTGCAACGGGAGGGGGAGTACCACCAAGCACGGATGTCTATTTCCATGTTTCTACCCCTCCAGGTCTTGACATTGAATATGGACAAGGCACCCATCCAGGTGGGGGCAAAGCTAGCCGCAGAGTTCAGCAATCGGGGTTGTATTAACTATGTCTCATAGAGTGAAACCAAAACTTTATGTAGCAATTACCCAACCAGGCACCCCTCTTATGGAGGGTGGGGGTAGTTTAACCCTTAATAGGCAAATTGTTCGCTATCCTGGTTGGGGTGGGCTGCACTTTCCTGGGGATATGGAACCTTGGTCGGTTAGTAGCAACTGGGACGATGCGGTATTTGATTGGGTCACGCTATATGCTAACAATAATGACCCATTCCCACCCAGCGGGGGAAAGCCTGTCTATTCGGGTAGTGGCATTGCTGCTTGGCAAGTACCTGCATTTGTTCGTCTCCAGACGGGTGATAAACACCATCCGATGATTGTTTATCCATTTCTTGATACTCGCGGCTGGACGACACAAGAGGCTTGGGGTAGTGGAGAGAAAGGCATAGCACAGTTTATAGATTTGAACTACTGGGATGTTGCAGCAGGCGATGGGGAGTATTGGATGGATTCTCCAGTAGGTAGCCCAGCCGCAGCCCAATTGAGTAACTGTAATGGGGACACACCCGATCTTGGTAATTTTACTGGTTTGAAATCTCGCTTTAACCTCCCTTACAACGCCCCATTTGCAATTGATTTGTGGCGGGGCCGGTTGCCCGATGAAGCTCCAGTTCAGCCCCATTCAACATATATTATATTTGGTACTAGTTCTTATGGTGGATTCGCGTTAGAAATACCATATAATGGTCCAGCGCATTTATGGTGGAAGGATTCGCAGTGGGTTACTGGAACAATTGAGCTGAAGCCAGCTAAAGGCAAAGGTGCCAATATTACTGTGGCTCCATTGACCGATGTTGGGCAGCAAATGGAAGCAAATGAGGACCCAGTACAAACACGTATTTGGATTATCCCCATAGACAGGGGCATACTGGTTGTAACTGGAAAGGACCCTGGAGGGACTGGTACATTATATCAATATCCCAATCGATTCCGCAGAACTGATTGGAGAAATTTAACTACTGCGGTGCCTGGGGTAAGAAAAGGACCCGTTTCTGTAACTCACAATGCTGGTCAGTTTATGTTTACATTTTGGCCAATCATGATGCCTGCCTATGCCAGCTATGTTTCTCCTGTGATATATTTACCTTACCCAGCAGGGGAAAATACTCAAGAATCTCAGATTCGTGCTTGTCGGCAACCCGTGGTTGATTTGGAAGAGGATAAGTATGTTATTCGTGCGGATTCCCCATCTGTTTGGATTGGTGGGCAAGAAGGGTCCCGTGTGCCTGTTGGTGCCTATGCGACTGAGTATAAAACAACAATGTCCACACATACATATACTGAGGAGTTGACTGCTGGGGGGCAAATTGGTAATAACCAAATGAACCCCTTGGCCGCTGGCACAGCTTTGACATTCCAGACCTGTCGTAGTCCATTAGTTTATTGGAATGATTATTGGCAGGACAGTGATTATTTTTTTCAGGCTCAGTCTGCACCCTATGTTTCTACCAAGGAGATTAGGATACAAAGCAGCAAGGGCCGAGCAGGTCGCAGTGGTGTGGTCAGTCTCGACAACCAGACAGGTGGTTGGAGCTACACTGCTCAGGATGGTAGGGTCAGGCGTGTGCGGGTTGTGGCGACTTGGACGAAAAGTGATGGGACAGAAGAAAATACCTGTATTATACACGATGGATTTATTGATGGGTTTCAGGGAGCCGAACATAGGGACATTGATTTGGATGCGAACATAGTTGAGGCCATCCAACGCGCTGGTACGGTAAATGTTACAGGTGATTCATTTGTTTTCGGAGGCCATCGGATAGAGAATGTGTTTGCTTGGATTTGCAATAAGTTGGGCATTTATTGGGGGAGTGAGATACTGAAGCCAGCTGATGGCAACGGAGGTATTCAATATTTTAACTTTGGCCCCCCCGACCAACCAGCTTGGCTCCCTCGTGATGGCAGGCCCTGGGTGGATGTGCTTAAAAACATTGCTACTTACGGAGGTAATGCTGGGCTGTTTATGCGAGGGGGGAGATTGTACAAGGGCTGCCCATATTGTGTGGATGCTGGTGGTATTCCAACAATGCGAAATGCCGTAGTTGGAACTACGGGGTTACATAAAAGACACTGGTGGGACCATCTTAGTAATGGTCCTGCGTCGCCTGGATGCCTTTGGGAGGATATAATTCGTACTGGTCATCCTCTTGGTGTTGATTATTGGCTGACGATGGCCGCAAATGACCGTAGCAAGTTGGTTGGATTGGTTGATGACGATGATGTTATGACCCACGAAATAGAGGATATTAGAGCACCAATGATGGAACTGGGGGATTATTACAACAGCATAGTGGTAAAGGGTGCAAAATATGCTGATGCAGACGAGCCAATAACATATCAATATACTGATTGGCATTCTGTTCAGGGGTCGACACCTTATTCTGGAAAGGGCTATCCTCTTGGGCGTCTGAAGCAACTGACATTGACCTACGATTGGGCCAACACAGATGCTATTGTAATTAGGATAGCCAAAGCACTTTATGCGCGTCATGCGTTTCGTCCAGAATATGCCAGAGTGAGGATTCCATTCACACCATCTGCGTGTAAGGGGAGGACATTTTATATTGCTGGGGGGAATGAACTGGGAGTGAACGGGAAAATATATCGTATAACTGATGTTCAGCACCAGCTTTCGGGGTCAAGTGGGCCTCGTAGCACTGAACTTACTGGATGGTGGGTTAAAACCTACTCTGTATAGGGAGATAGCTCGATGAGGATAGCATACGATTCAGATCAGGACATTGCACACGAAACTGACGCAATGAAGCTGGTTAATAAGTGGAATGCTTTGGGGGCACAGGCAGATGATGCTACTGCCGGTGCTGTGCAGACTTCGCAGGATATTGCTGGTCGAGCTAATATACACTATATGACCCACTACTATTATTCTGGTGGCGTAAAGTATATGACTATGGTTGCGTCTTATGATATGAGCAATTATGGAGAAGAATATTATGTGTGAGGTGAAAAACAATGGGTTCTGACAAATCTCCAATACTAGGATTATTTTGGGATAGAGGGTCAGCGACAGAAGGCAGTGGTGACCTCGTAGCTCCAGAGGATAACAATCGCCCCGCTCGTTACTTGGAGTATGCGGTGGCAAATATTTTGCTCAATCATCTGGTTGAGGATGGTATAATAAATCGCAGCCCTGATGTGCCCACCATTGATGAGAGCACTGCTAGAATTGCTACGCCTCCAGTTGACGACCCTATAATAGGTTTCTTATATGGTAGAGGCTTCATTATGGATAGTACGATGGAGCAGGACAGTACCGCCGATGGGGGTGCCACTACATATTTAGTGGATGCTGCACTGACTCAGGCTGATGATTACTGGAATGATGGTTTTGTGTTGTTCACGTCGGGTGTCAACGACGGTCAAGTAAGAGCGATTACCAACTTTGATAGCACTACAGGTAAGGCTACTTGGTCTGTTGCGACGCCCGTTACAGTCAGCAATGGCGATACGTTCACCATTACATTTTACTATATCCAAGACCTTACTAATAGCAATACCAATTTTGTATATGGGAGAGCATTAGGAAGGACTGCACGAGATGCTAGAATATCTTGGGTGGCCAATACAACAGGTGTATGCGCCACGGGTGATATATTAGTATGCATGGTAGCTCTGGATGGGTCTGGGAACGTTACAGCATCGGACAATGACCCCACCGATGCTGACCGTAATCTTTGGACTGGAGCAGGAGCAGTACATTGTATTGAGTTAAGTGGAAGCGTAGTTAACCTACCGGCTGCGGGACATGTGGACATTGAACGTTCTCACGCAGATTTAATTTTGTTAGGACCAATAGAATTGAGCACAACCGATGATGATTGCAGTGCGGAGGTACTAGATGGGTGGTCGGCGGGGGAGATCAAATTCCGTATTTCTAACGATGGGAGTTATGATGTAACTGTGGCGTATACCATATTACGCTATGGAAGGAAGAAAGTTTATCTATAATGAA